TAAAATTGTTTCTGCTACAAAACAAGGAAGAGTAATAACTAGAGAAGAAATTATTCCTGGTATATATACTATTGGTGCTAGAAATAAAAGAGAGGATGACATTTGTGAGGGCGATTTAATTACGTCTAGAGCTGTCCACATGCCTGAGTTTCACGTTGAGTTGCATAGTGGAATATTTAGTGATTTACTTACTACTTGTTTCGTTGAAAAGGGTAAAGGTCCATTGTTCATTGGAAACTCATTTTTAAAAAGTGATCGCTTTGAGACACTCCTTATTAATAATGAAGTTGCGTTTGAGGGTGATTGGAAGAAGTTTGATTCTACACTTTGCAATTCATTAATTACGATGGCTGTGTGCATTTGTCGTTTATATTTTCCAGAAGGTCTTTTATACGATAATCACTTTCTCGCTATCCTTGATTCTTTAGTTATTAAAGATTACCACGTTGTTGGTGGACGAGTATATAGAATATTGCACGGAATACCGTCTGGATCTAAGTGGACTAGTATTATTGGCTCTATTATTAATTTACTAGCACTTAATTTTTGTTTTTCAAATATAAAATACTATGAAAGATCTTTTGCTGTTGGCGGAGATGATTTCGTTGTTTTTAAAAAGAAATTTAGTGAAATTTCTCAGTCTGAAGAAGTTGTAGTTTTAGACGAAGTACATAGAAGGGCTGGTGAAATTGGTATGACGTTAAAATTTTTATTATTGAAGCAATATCATAATTCAGTAAATGTTGATGATTATCCTGTTTTCTATAAATATACTGTTTTTAACGGAATCCCAATTACTCCTGTCGTTTCAATTCTTGAACGTGTCCTCTCACCTTGGAATAAAAGATATGTTTCTTCTTTTCAAGTACTTGATTTTCTTGATAATATTTTACCTTCATTAGCTGCGCCAAGTAGCGGTTGTTTCTTGTTCTACTATTATTACTGTTACGTCTACTTCAGATGTTTTAAAAAGAAATTACCCATTAAGAAAATTATTCGCAGACACCACTTTGTGTATGACAAAATGGTGAAATATAAGGTTACATTTAAAGAAGCTGAGTTATTTTGCATTTCTATTTTTGACAACAAAAGAAATGTTTTTTCTAACAACATTAAAGACTCCACATATTTGCGGAAAATTTTTAATGTTTCTTTGTAGTGTTTTGTTTTTTTATCCACTAAATTTTTAAAGTTT